GTGTGTGTGCTGGCCTGGGTGGGGTCGTGAAAGGCTCTCAGATTGGCTTACACGGCTTCGGATGCGCCTAGGGTGTCGAACTGTCCGGAGGTTCCGGTGGGTTGCACTCGCCGCGTCGTTGCATGTAGGATGGTCGTGCTGATAGAGGCCCGCCGGATGGGTCGGAGTGAAGTTTCCTTTCCTTCTCCGTATGCCCGGCGGGCCTCGCCTTTGCCTACAGACCTCCGCCGTGGTAGACTGTGCTGGTCAGCCAACGAAAGGAAGCCTAATGGCCTCGAAGACCAAAGAGCGGACGTTCCCGAAGTGCACTCACTGCGGCGAGCCGTACCGGCCCCCGCGCACCACGGCGAAGGAGTACCCAGGTACCAAGCCCTACGGCGGACGGGGAACCTGCAACCCCTGCTACCGAGAGCTCCTGCGGGGATACACTCCCAAGGCACTCATCGACTGGACCGTCGAGCACAAGTGCTCATCGTGCGGCCAGAAGATGCGCCCCCCGAGGTCTTCCGTGAAGGACTGGCCGGGTACGCGCCTCTACTCCGGGCAGGGGAAGTGCTCCATGTGCGCGAAGGAGAGCCGGCAGACGTATCCGACGGTCAGGGAGCTGGCCGAGATGGGTCACCCATGTATCGAGCCCTGCCCCCTCCCCTCCAGTAAGCGATCCAACATCTGGTGAAAGGAACATCCATGCTGTACCTGCTCGTCTATGGTGACAAGGCGGCCCCAGAGGTTGATGTGATCCTCTGCGACAATCATCCTGAGCGCACGAATGATGGCACCCTCATCTTCCGTAACGAGGGCCAGAGTGACATGTACGTCTACCCGGGCGATTACCTGTCGATCCAGCATGCTTACTTCGGTGGGAAGGACGCTAAGCCGTCGTTCCTGTTCGACATTCGTGAAGGGTCCCCGTCGAATGAGGGCGTGTCTATGACCTACCCGGGTGATGTGCGATGAGCGCCGTGGAGAGGATTGCGTTGGTGCACGAGAAGGTGGCGCTGGCTGCCATGGACTGTGCGGCGGACGAGTTGCGTGACGCCCTGAATGATGCCGACCAGTGCGGTGCTTGGGATGTTCCGGCCCATAGGCGTGACGCCGAGCAGGATGAGGCGGTTATCCGCGTCCAGGAGGCGCAGGAGGCCCTTGAGGAGCAGTTGGAGATGTTCGTAGGCGACCGGTATGGGTTCGACGCGACGGTCCAGCTGGAGATGGGGGTCCTGTGATGGAGGTTTTTGAGCGGGCTGTCGACTCCTTGAGGGAGACTAGTCGTGAGGTTGACGACCTAGAGGCATTCGGTCTGAGCGCTCCAGTCGCCGATGACCTCCTGGATGAGGTGGAGGCCGGGTTTATCGACGCTCGCAGTCGGGTTGAGGCGATCCTGGCGCGCATGCTCTTTGATCGCGGAGTGTATGCGGATGTTGAGCTTCATGGAGTCAGTGCTGGTGGCGTGGAGTAAGCAATCTCGTCGCCGTAAGGAGCTCCCTAAGGACTGGGCGAAGATCAGGCAGACAGTCCTCAAAAGGGATGGTGGCGTGTGCGTGTTCTGCGGCAACCCCGCGAATCAGGTGGATCATATCTTCCCTGATGGCCCGCACGTGCCAGACAATCTCAGGAGCCTCTGCCAGCACTGCCATATGGCTAGGACGCAGCAGCAGTCTGTTGAGGCGCGAAAGAGGCGCTACAATCGTGGCAATAAGGCTCGCGGCCCACGGCCGAAGAGTAAGCACCCCGGATACTTGTAGGAGACGATGATGGGAGTTAAGGGTCCGATTCCGAAGCGCAGCACGGAAGGGCACCGCACCACTCAGGCGCGTAAGCTCGATGGTGGCGTGGAGCCCGTGAATGTGGTCGCAGAGCAGGTCAAGCCACCTAGGCCTGACCCCGACTGGCATCCGATTGCGAAGAAGCTGTGGAAGGCTGTGGAGCAGTCCACGTTCACCCGCTACTATGAGCCGTCTGACTGGATCGTCCTCTACTCCACTTGTGATGACTTGTCGAACTACAAGATGCAGGATCGGCGTTCGCCTACGATGCTGGCGGCTGTGAACACGATGCTCACCAGCCTCCTCCTCACCGAGGGAGATCGGCGTCGCGTGCAGATCGAGATCAACCGCGTGGACGAGTCCGAGGCTGAGTCTGCTGGCGTGGTCGCTCTCCAGGCTTGGGCGAAGGCGCGGGCCGCGAAGTGACCGAGACGCTCCCCGCACCCCGGGAGCGCACCGATACGCTCCCCCTCGAGCTACCTGAGAGGACGCTCGGGTATCATGCTGCCGCCTGGATGGTGGACAACCTGGTGCAGCCTAACGGGCCGCGCGCTGGCCAGCCGTTCATTCCGACGGATCGGCAGATCGAGTTCCTTCTGCATTTCTACGCCCTTACCCATAAGGGTTCCTTTGTGTATAGGCAGGGAATTAGAAGGTTAAGCAAAGGATCGGGGAAGTCGCCGTTCGCTGCCGCGCTGTGCCTGTTTGAGTTACTAGGCCCCTGCCGGTTCGATGGGTTCGATCGCCATGAGCCGTTCGGCGTGAAGGCGAAGCCAATGAGTATGCCGCTCGTGCAGATCGTCGCTACGTCGGAGGCTCAAACCCAGAATACCATCCGCATGGTCAGGGCGTTCTGCCAGAAGAAGGGGTCGCTCGCCCGTAAGTACGACCTCGAGGTGGCGAAGACGTTCATCGAGACGCCGGGCGGGGGGAAGCTCCAGCAGATGACGTCCTCCGCCCACTCGATGGAGGGTGGTGAGGTGTCCTTCGTTGTGGGGGATGAGCTCGAGCACTGGCTGCCCGCGCAGGGCGGTCCGGCCATGTTGCAGACGATCCAGCAGAACGCCGCGAAGATGGGTGGCCGGTTCATGGGCACCTGCAACGCGTGGGTGCCTGGCGAGCAGTCCTCGGCTGAGGCGATCTTCGAGGCGTGGTGCGACCAGGAGGATGGTCTCACGCGAGGTAAGACGAAGGTCCTCTACGATGCGCGTATCGCTCCCCCGAATACGGTCCTGATGGACGAGCCGGAGGAGGGGCAGGTTGGGCTCACGGAGGCCCTCGAGTATGTGTACGAGGACTGCCCGTGGGTGAACCTGGAGTCCATCAAGGAGCAGATTTGGTCCCCCGAGTACCCGGAGTCGCGCTCCATTCGCTTCTTCCTGAACCGCCCGAACGCCGCAGAGGCGTCCTGGATCACCTTGGAGGAGTGGACGCAGCTCCGCAAACCGGAGCGGAAGGTAGAGCCCGGGGAACGCATCGTCATGTTCTTCGACGGCTCAAAGTCCAACGACCACACCGCCCTCGTGGGATGCTGCATGGAGGACGGGCACATCTTCAAGATCGGGCACTGGAAGCCCGAGAAGCCCCTTGGTGTGGTGAACGTAGCTGCCGTGGATGCTGGGGTGCGGAAGGCGTTCGACACCTACAACGTGGTCGCGTTCTGGGCTGACGTGCGTGAGTGGGAGTCGTTCACGCGCACGGCCTGGCCTGAGGATTTTGGGGATCGCCTGATCGTCCCGGCTGTGCGTGGCGGCATGTCTGCGTCCCCGATCGCTTGGGATATGCGGTCGCACGCGTACCAGTTCGCTGAGGCGGCGGAGACGGCGTTCACGGAGATTCAGCAGCAGACGTTCACTCACGATGGTGACTCGGCTTTGGGTGAGCATGTGTCGAACTGCCGCGTGAATGAGTTCAAGGGGCGCTGGTCCGTAAAGAAGGAGTCCCCGAAGTCGTCGAAGAAGATCGACCTCGCCGTGTGCATGATCGGCGCTAGAATGCTGTATAGGCACGTGAAGAATTCGAAGGAGTGGGCCGACCTGACTGCTCCACGAGGTGAATGGAAGGTGTTCATGTGAGCTTCCAGAATATGATCTCCAAGTTCGCATCCGGCGCCTACCGCCCCATCACCTATGAGGGCTACTACGAAGGGAAACGTCGCCTTGACGCAGTGGGTATCAGCCTGCCCACCAAGGCTCGAGTCTTGGAGATTCAGGCCCCATTCGCCAAGATGGCCGTGGATGTGCTCACGGAGATTCTGATCCCCGACGGGTACCGCGTCGCAGACGATGACAAGCTGGGTGTGGTTGAGCTGCTGCGGAAGACGTGGCAGGCGAACGACATGGACTCCCAGTTCAACCTGGCTGCTGCTGAGGCTATTAGCGCCGGGGCGGCCTACTGGGTGATTGCTCCACCGGATGATGAGCATGAGTTCGCGTCGATCCGTGCGGTGGATGCGAAGCATGCCCGCGTGCGCATCAACTTCCGTGGCGAGGTCGTTGAGGGTGTGGTCCTCTATCGGCGTGATGACGGGAATGTGGGGGCCACCTACTACACGCCTGATGGTGTGGAGTTCTACGTCAAGGGCAAGTACGACTGGAAGAGCGTCGGCCAGGGGCGCCAGGACCAGTGGGGTGCGTCGATCGTCCCCATGTTCAATCGGGCTCGCCTGTCTGACAAGTATGGGCGCTCTGACCTGCGTGAGCTCACCTCCGTCATTGACGCCGCCTCTAGGACGCTGACGAACCTTCAGGTGGCGCAGGAGGTTGCCTCCTCCCCGCTGCGCGCCGTCGTGGGTGATGGTGCCTCGGCCATGATTGACCAGTATCCCGAGAAGATGCAGGCGTACATGGGTAACCTGATCGCCATCCCCTCCGGTGGTGACGTGAAGCAGCTGACCGGCATGGCGCTGGACCCGTTCATCAACACGTATCGCTCCTACGCACTCCAGCTGTCCGCCATGACCGGTATCCCCCCGTCGATGATGGGCGTCTCCTCTGACAACAACCCCACCAGCGCCGAGGCCCTGCGCGTAGCGAAGGACCGTCTCATCGCGCGCGCCGAGAACAAGCAGCGCCAGTTCAGTGACGCCCTGGAGCGGGTCGGCAGGATCGTGGCCCAGGCGAACGGCATGTCCCTGGAGGGGCTGGAGGCCCTTGAGGTGACGTGGCGCGACGCCGCCGCACCCTCGACCTCGGCGCAGATGGCGAATGCTCTCCAGGCACACAGCCAGGGCATCATCGGTGACGAGACGGCGCGCGAGTTCCTGCACCTCACTCCCGAGCAGCTGCGGCGCGAGAAGGCTCGCGGAGACAAGATGGACGCCGACGCCGGCCTGGATATGCCTGAGGCTCCCGAGGCCCCTGAGGACGCGGAGGAGGGCTCTGCGGGTGAGTGAGGCCCTGTTCTACGGCATCCTCCGCAGCATCGTCATGCTGTTCAGGCGCCGCGCCGAGGATGCGCTCAAGGCGTTTGAGGGGCTCCCTGAGCCTCCTCCGGTGGAGCATGTGGGGGACCTGCTGACTCCGCTGATGTGGCAGGCCAGGAAGCAGGCGTGGGCGGCCGCCGCCCTGTTCCTGAGGGGGCAGGCCCGTAAGGCGGGGGTGCCTGAGTCTTGGGTGCCTCCGCAGCCTGGGTACTCGCCGAAGACGATCGCCCGCACCATCCGGGGTACCCAGGGGGCGTTGAAGTCGCCTGAGGGGATGAGGCGCCTTGAGCGGTCCCTGGAGGGGCATGTGCTGGCCGCTGCGCGCCGAACCGTCGCCGATGCAGTGGATACCGCACCGTCCTCCATTGAGCTCATTGAGGGCGCCCTGGATGATCTGGCGAAGGACCTTGAGGGGTTCTCCGAGCACACCCAGAAGGCGATCGTCGAGGACATCGAGAAGGTCGAGTCCCGCCGGCGCCCACGCATGACGCTGGATGAGGCGTTCGAGCAGGTCGCCGACCGCATTGAGGAGGCTGTGCGCACCCTCGACGAGGAGGAACTCGTCAAGGAGCGCCACCGCAGCATGAAGGTGTTCTCCGATGTGCCAGACAAGTACCGGCGCAATTCACGCGGCGAGCTCATCGCTAGGCCGTTCGCTTTCGCCCGCGTAACTCACCCGAACAAGAATGGGCCCTGCGGCTTCTGTGCGATGCTCGCATCCCGTGGCCCGGTGTATAAGTCCTCGGAGTCGGCGGGAATTAGGGCTGACAGGTACCACGATCACTGTTTCTGCACGTGTGTAGCGGTTTTCACCTCCAAACACTGGGAGGGGAAAGAGCAGCAGATCGCATTCGAACGTGCGTACAATGAGGTTGTGCGCGAGCAGGACCTTCATGGAGTGGATGCCCGCCGCGCAATGGACAAGTACTTCCGGGAGAAGCTGAAGGAGCGCAAATGAGCGACACCCCCGCACCTGAGCCCTCCGTCGTTGAAGAGACTGACGGACCTATCTCAACCACCGACTACCCCATCGAGCCCGCCGAGGAGACCCCCGTTGAGAATCCTGAGACGGACGAGAAGACTCCTGCGGAGGAGGCGCCGAAGGATGATGCGGAAACTCCTGCGGATGAGGTGAGCGAGCTGCGCGCCCAGCTGGCCGCCCTCACCGAGAAGCTCGAGGCGAAGGAGGCCGCCGAGCGCGCCGCCACCGAGCTCTCCGAGAAGGAGGCTCTCCTCTCCAAGGCCGGCATTCCGGCCCGCTTCGCCTCATTCCTCACCGGCGACAAAGACTCGTGGCAGGAGCAGGTAGACGCCCTCGCCACGCTGCGCGAGCAGGCAGACGCTACGCCCGCGCCTTCAGTCCCCCGCGACCCTGCGGTGGATGCAGACCTTG